CAGGAGATGACATCATCAGAGAAGAAACAGTTCAAGAGGAAGATGTCAAAGACCAGGTTGTACAGGAAGTAGAAGTACCTGAAGAAGTTATTGTAGAAGAACTTACTGAAGAAGAGGTAGCTGTAGAGGTTGCTGAAGTAGAAGAAGTCATTGAAGATATTGTTATAGAAGAAGTCACTACTGAAGAAGTGATAGAAGTTATAGAACAGGTCAATGACATTGGTGTACAAAACCTGGACCAAGCTACAGAAGAAGTGCAAGAAGTTGTACAAGCTGTTGTTGAAGAAGCTATTGAAAATGTAGAAGATTTATCTGAAGAGCAAGTTGCAGTCGTAGCAGAAGTATTACAAGTAGAAGAAGATGATGTTGAGATTATTGCTGAAGCAGTAAAAGAGGATGAAGCAGTAGCTGAAGCAGTAGAAGAGTATGTAGAGAGAGCTGTAGAGAATGCAGATGTAGAGAACTACACACTTGCTGATGTTGTAACAGAGGTACAGTATGAAGCATTCTTAGAGAATCCAATAGAAACATTTGTAGATTTAGATTTTGAAGGTATAACAATAAGTAACATTGGTGATGATATGACATCAGACCAAAGGGAAAAAGCACAAGAAGTTGTAGTGCCGGTTATTCTGACTAGAATAGCTAGTATGGCAGCTTTCGTATTTAGGAGACAGATATGATAAATAAACTGTGGAAATGGTTTGTTGAAGCAATTAAAGAAACATTAAACCTTAGTTGGACTTTGGTTGGTTTGATTATTGCAACGCTGACATTGACAGGGTCTGCACAGCAGGTGACAGGCGTAGCTACTGTAATTACATTAGCTGTTTGGTTATTAACAATAGGGTTTAGGAAAGGAGAATAACATGGCAAATGGAGAATGTTGTGGTGGTGGATGCTGTGGCGGAAAGTAACTGCTACACTTATATAGATAAGAATGGAACACACATAAGCGTGTGCCACTGTAAGTATGGAGGTATAGGTGAAACTCACAGTTGTTAGAACACAATTCGGAACAGATGCAACCAATGGGTTGCTATTTATAGATGGGGTATTTGAGTGTTATACACTTGAAGACCAGTATCAAGCAGTAAAGGTTATGCATGAAACCTGCATACCTGAAGGAACATACGATATAGAATTTAGAAAGACAGGTGGATTTCATGCAAAGTATTCTGAAAGATATAAGAACGCACACTATGGAATGTTACACATACAAGATGTACCTAATTTTACCTATATTCTTATACACACAGGAAATACTGATGAACATACATCAGGTTGTTTAATTGTTGGAGAAACTCAACAAGATTTAGAAATATCTAAAGATGGATTTATAGGTAGCAGTACAGTAGCTTACAAGAAAATGTATGCTAAAGTTGCAGGTCAATTACTTCAAGGTAAAAAAGTTACTATTGAATATACAACTATTAACAAGTTGTTAGAAAAAGAAGTAGATAATAAAGCTAAAGACCACACAGTATTAGCTAATACTGTTTATGAAAAGCTTCAGGAAATAAATGGAAATGTATTGACTATTAAAGCTAAGCTCAATGGAAAGGTGATAATGTAATGTCAGATTTATTCGAAAAGAATAATAGAAGAAGAAACCAAGAGGGTAAGTTCAAGAAGGACTTATGGTGGACTCCTTGGAATGATGCATGGAGTTACAAAATGAGTGAAGACTTAAAAGACATGTTGGAAAGAACTGCATGGACCTTCATTGAAGCGTTCATTGGTGCATTAACAGTTGCCCCATTAGTTGGTGTAGAAGCTGAAACAATTCAGTTAGCTGCATTAGCAGGTGGTGGTGCTGCACTAGCAGTTGTAAAAACATACGCTAAAAAACAAATTAGCAAGTAGTTTAAATAGCAAAGCCGAGGGTGTTATCCTTTCTACCTCGGCTCTTGCTTTTTTAATTAAAAGGGTGCTTCACCCGGTTTAATATCATCTAATGATTTTGCTTTAGGTAATGTCATACCATTTGATACTGCAGCAAAGTCTTTCCAACTATTAGGTGTTGCTTTATTATCCATCCACCATGATTTAGCAAACACTTTACCATCTACTGTATCTCCTTTAGTACAGTTACCCATAGCTGTACATCTAAAATCAGGACTAGTTGCTTTAGCTTTTTCTACATCTTTATAGTATTTAACTAAAGAACCACACATACATAATAAACCTTGGTCACTTATTGCAGGTTCACCTGTAGGATGCTTGTCAAATTTTATATCACCAAAACCTGCATCTTTTACTTGTTGTGCAGGAGTACCAGTAGTAGAAGTTCCTGACTCATTTTCTTTTACTACTGGTTTCTCCTGTGGTTTTGGCGTTGTGGATACCTTTGACATTTCTTGTACTGTAGGTCTTTTCTTATTAGAGCCTTGATATTTCCAATTACCTAATGCACGACCAATCGCAGATGTTTCACAGTTTTCTACCCATGCATCTTTATTAGCAAAGCCACCTTGACCTTTAGTTTCTTGTGCAATACCTGTAGAAACAAGCCTTCCATTATTGTCAGTAACATCTGCTTTGATTGTTACACAAGTTCCATCTTCAGTTATGTGTACAACATTTGTTGTAATCATACCTTCAGGATTATCTTTCCAATATGCTTTGAGCCTATCTTCTACTAACTCGTATTCATCTAAATTAAATTTAGCCACATCGCCTCCTTTGACTATTTTATTCTTCTTCTAATTTAACATTGTCAATATGAGTAATGCCTACTCTAATAAGCACTTGTTCATACTTGCCATCTTTTTCTACCAAGAGTTTAGGTATTGTACCTACTCCTGCGAACTCAACAGCTTTGACGTTAATTGTTTTTGCCATATACTATTCCTCTAAATTGACTAAGTATTCTGCAGTTACACCTTTGTCAGGTTTCACAAACAAACAAAACTGTGATGGTCTACCCATACTAGCTAACTGTTCTTGTGCATAACTGTTGTAACTTTCAGTCGAACCATTTACCCATACACGAACATCATTAATATATAGTGATGTTGGTGTGTGATAATGTCCTGCAACTGCGTGTGTAAAGTCTTCCATCAAACCATTTGCTGCAAGAGCTTTCCAACCTAGTATCTTCTTGTTATAACCGTAAAACGGAACGCCCATTGAACCACGGATATTATCTCCATGGAAACAAAAGAACTTAGCAGCTTCCCCTAAATCAGCTACTGTGTACCAATGATTATCAACGCCTTCAGGGATGATAAAGTTTATTCTCTTCTCACCCTTGAACATAGTCTGTAAGATTTTTCCTAACATTCTATCAGCATTCGTTTCCGGATTGTAATCTCTGCGTGACCTTCCCCCAAGAGCACCATGATTACCTATCACCCAGTATACATCTACTTCTTGAAAGTTTTCTAACAAAATTGACAAGAAGCTGTGCATCATTCTAGGTCCATCTACTGTTACTTGCCTATACAAAGAACTATCAATTAAATGTGACTGCCCTGGAAATATAAGCTCTCCTTCGACTATATCTCCTAGACATAATACGGCACACTTATTTATTTTATGTGTAGCCCTTTGTATCTCTGCAAGCTTTACAATCTTATGTGCATATCTTATTACTCTCTCCTCAGCTACAGAACTGTCGTAGTCCGGGGTTCTCTTCGCAAGTTGTATATCTGATAGCAACGGCACACAAATCTCCTCTTGTTTTGTGCGTTTTTTAGATGGTGTTGGTTTAGATATTTTGGGAAGTGTGAGAGTAGACATGCCGTCTTTAGCACCACGATAAACTGCCTCAATCATATCAGCTTTTTTATCTTTCAGCTTGTCGATTTGTTTAAGCAATCTCTCGTTAGTGTTCTTTAATTCTTTTACTTTATCGCTCTCAGCCTCAGCTAATAGCTCAGCAAGTTCTTTCTCTTTAGGATTTTTCGGCATACTGTTTCTCCAAGTCTGCTAACCACAAACGAACACGACTACGGGAAACAATAAAATTATATTCTCGTTCCAATATTTCACTAACTACTCTAGCATTAGCTTTTGTGCCTTCTTGTGCAACCCTCTTTGATAATGTTTCAATAAAAGGAATAGCCTCTTTAGGTATTCTCTCGTACCAATGGACATTACCACCATTGATTTTTCTAGTAGCCTCATCTATGAGAGAGGTTACTTCTTTGATATTGTCTGTATTACTCATGAGTTAAGTGTAATGTGGTTGTGATTTAAGTGCAAGTATTTAAAAAAAGATTATGCATATGCATATGCGTAGAAAAAAATAAAAAAAGTAGAGGTGTGAAAACTATTAAAACACACCTCTACTTATACGGCAGATAAAGTACTGAGAGTTATACCTTATCTTTTTACTGATAGCTCTTTTGCTACCTGTTTAACCATTTCAATATTCTCAATCGGAATTATATTGTTCAACAATACAAAGCGTTCAATTTCTTTTAGCTTGTCTTTAGCAAGAGTTTTAACTCTCCTGCTACCACTACTATTTACACCAATAACTTGTTGGTCTGATACCCAAATTCTTGGCTCTGGTTTTTCTGCTAGTAATTTCAACGCTTCAAAGTCAATAGAGTTGTTACCATAATCAGTAAGTTTGTCTATTGCACTTGTGTCCATGTTGCCGTTGTCTGCAATAATATGGACTTCACCATCATAATTGTCTATGTCATATCCATAACCGACATAACCAGCAATCCAACTAGCTGGGAGTAGATTAACAACTTCCTCAATATCCTCTGAGGAAAAGCCCATACTACCCGAACAGTCAATCATCATGCTACCACCTGCAACAGTCTTTCTACTTTGGAATACTTTTCTATCAGTAGTTAGTCTGTGCATGTTCTTAGGAACTACACCACTATCGTGGTTTCTTTTCCTAAGTTCTCTAATGGCTTTATGTATTTTCTTGTTAGGACTAAACCTATTCAACTTAGCAATACCATGAACACCACCTTCGTTAGTATTATGGTCTACAAAATGTCTGAAGTTTCTTTCATGTTTTTTATCAGCATCTTGCATAATCTTGTCAGCAAGTTCATCACTAAGCTGTGGAGGTAGAACTAATCCATCAGGATTTACTTCTACTTCTTTTTCAGTAGGTTTGTACTCCTCACTAGGTAGGACAGTAGTACGAACATATCTCATGTTCTTTTCTCCCCACCAACTAGCAGTACCCATTAAGAACTTGTAAGTTCTATTTAGTCTGTATCTAAGTTGCTTAGATGATAGTTTGACTTGGAAAGACCTTGTATGTCCTACCTCACTGTCATACCTGTACTTATAATCATGTGTACTGTATCTTGAAACATATCTCATAGTTTCTTGTACAGTATCTTTAACTTTGCCGATTGCATTGTGTATGTACCTAACATCATCATCAGCTACATCAACAGGTATATCATAAGAAAGCAAACTTCTTACAATGTTTTCTAACTTAGACTTATCTATCAAGTCATACCTACCTATTGATAAGTTGTACAAAGCTAGGTCTTTCAACAGTTTGAAGTAAAACTTTTCAAGACTTTTGTGCTGATAAAGTTCTCTAACAGCTCTGTATATCTTGAGTTCTACATCTGTTGTATCGGGATAAACACCAATCTTGTTACCCCAACCACCAAACTGTTTGTACAAGTTGTAGAAGTAAAGTTCATTTTTACCAATAACTTTATCCTCTGCTTCTTTATCAGAACAGTCATAGTCCATAGCATACTTCTCTACTTTGTTTTTGAGTTTGTTATATCTTGTATAACCTCCCATTTTCTCAAGAGTATTCTTAACTCTGATAATTGCATACTTGTAACCATTTAGCATTTGTGCTATGTAAAGTATCTCTGGATTTTTCCTTAAAAACTTCATACCACGATACAGTATCTTTGCAAAGATACCTGCTTGAACAACGAACTGCCTATCCATTTCATTACTTGTTGTAAGCCAAGTAGGAATATTGATATCGTTCTTGTCATCAAGTATGTGTGGAGTGTCTGTATAAACAACTTTGTGTTGCCTTACATCATTACCAAACAATGACATGTTCGGTAATGATACAGGTAATCCACTTACTTTAGCTTTCCTAACTTTGAATAAACTATTCATCATCAGTTTCTTCTACATAACCATTGTCGGTTTGTATGCCCAAAGCATTTAGAACAGCAAACTGTTCCTCATCATTTGGAAACAACAACCCAACTGCAACTTCGGTTTTCACTCCGTTGTCCATTAGTTTTTGTAGCTCAACCCACTTACGAACAGAGAAGTTTCTCTTGTCTGTATCTAGGTATATAGATGAAAGTCTGTTACCCAAAGAACTCAATGCTTCGGGATGTACAGTATCAATGTTTAGCTTTACAGGAAACCTATCAGCTAAAGCCTCAGGTAAGTCATCAGGAGTTCCGTTCATTGTAGCAACAACTTGGAAACTATCCATTGGTCTTACATACTCAGCTTCATCATTAGGTAGGTTGAAACCTGCAAACTCTTTATCATCAAGCAACGCATGGAGAAATGTTTGCACATCTGCACCTGCATGGTCTATCTCATTGATAACAAGTCTTGCACCTTCTTTAAATGCTCTTACACCATTACCATCTTTCCAACGAAAACCACCATCACTAGTAGCAATATAATGCCCCATGAGTTCAGTAGCCGTACTGTCTGCTGTTAGTGTAATGTTGTAAGTACCTTGTCCTTTCCTCAAACCAAATCTATTGGCTTGATATGTTTTACCTGTACCTGCAACTCCATACAGAAGTATTCTATCTGCACTTTGAATTACGGCACTTAGCTTATCCCAACAATTCATGTCGGCATAATCTTTTTCTTCCATTATTCTTCCTCTCTCTTTAGCATTTCTTCAAATTGAGAAATGACATCAGTTGTTAGTTTGTCTTTATCAATGTTATTCCAAACATCTTTCCTGTCTTTTCTAGCTAGAGTTTCATCTATCCACCTAACATCAGGTATGTTTGGTAGTATCTCTAGTGCCTCAATAGGAACATCAACAGCAACTTGTGAATACTCTGTTTCCAATAGAGTTCCATCTTTGCTTTTGATAATAACCTCAAAGAACATACGGACATGAGTATCTACTCTTTCCCCTGCTCTGTGATAATGAGGCATAGCCATTAGCAATACAACAGGAAACCTGTCATCTGCTACAACTTTCATATCGCTTTCAATTGTTTCATCAAGAAACTCTGGAAGGATTTGTCTGTTGTACTCTAGGTCAATAGCTAGTCCATTGAGATATTTAAGTATCTCTACTGTAATAGCACAGTTCTTTAGTCTTTCACTAAATTCAATAATGTCTGCACTATCTCCTTCTATTCCACTAGGCATTATCTCTCCTTACTACTTTTGCATACAATCTAACAGTTCCACCTTTTTCAAATACATCTTGCCTTACAGCAGTTTTCAATTCGCACTCAGGATATAACTCATCAAATTGTTTCGTGTAGTAAACACATGAAGTTCTTATAGAGTTAGCTTTGTTAGTAGTTTGCTTACTACCACCTGTTTTAACTTCTTCATGTATTAGAAATACTTTACCTATATTCGCCATTAGTAAACTAACTGTTGAATTAGAAAAGTATTTTTTCTGTCTACCTACTTCTCTTTTACGCTTTGTATAAGCAGGAAACTCTGTTCCTACCATCTTTACTTCAAATTCATCACTCATCATCAACCTCCTTTAGATATGGTGATTTAGCAAATAAAGTTGGCTTATGAGATACAAACTCTTTAGCCGTTGCATCAGTACTATCATCTAGCATTGACACCATTTTATCTACCATTTCTATTGCTTCTTCTTTAGTTACATCAGATGTAAAGCTGAAATCAACTACTAATGTATTGACATCTTCTTTACTACTACCATCAATGAACTCATACACAGCAATCACACTCCGTATTAACAGGCTCAATCTTGAACTTTGTTATAACTAACTCGTGTGTCTTGCAATTAACATACAAGTCTGTGTTGTTCTTTACACCAACCTCTAAGTTCTGTATGTATGGCTCATCTCCACTATCCTGTATGCACTTCTTACAATGTGCATATCCATCTAATATAGGAAGCATTATTCCTCCTCAAGTAATTCGTGTTGCATACCTGCTAAAGTAAATATCTCTTTAGCATCTCCCCACGCTTTCTTGAAGTCTTCCATTTCTTCATTTGTCAATTCCTCTGGAACATTGAACATTGGATTAGACTGCATAGCTTTCAGCATATCCTCAGCACTTTCTTTGTTTGCAAGTTCCTCTGCAAAATTAACAAACTCCTTGTTAGATAACATTGATACTTGTATCTTGTCTGTACACTCACTAGGTAGTTCTCCATTAAGTACAATAATCATAAGCATTCTGCTTACTTCCAATAGTTTCTCTTCAAGGTTTTCTAGTCTTTGTTTGAGATACTCAGTATTACCCATGAGTTTTAACATCATCTCAATCATGCCGTCCTCATCAGCTAGATACTCTTTCATCTCTAACATGTCCTTTGGTAAGGTCATTATTCCTCCTCTTGTTTATCAGATACCATTTTCAAAAAGTTTTCTACATCAGCACTAAACTTCTCAGGTTGAATTGCACCTGCAATAACATTGTTTAGTATGTGTGGATTACCAATTGAAATAACATCTGGTTGAGTTCTGTATATGGCTTGTAAAAATGCTCTTACAAACTCATCATCATCACTCTCTATCATTTCACAAAAGCTATTGACTGTTTTTTCTAAGTCATTTTCTTTTATAGCTTTTCTAAATAGTTCTGCAATCGTGGTTAGTCCTGCACTTACAGCTATCTGAATATGTGTATCCCACATCTCAGCCATAGCTACAACAGGATTAGTACACTCAACATATACTTTAGTTGTGTCTACCTTTCCATTTTCATCAGGCTCTACATCATGGAGTACGCTTACTCCATAAGGTATTATCCCCATAGTTGTACGGAACTTACTAAAATGGTCAAAGCCCATTTCCTCAATTACTTTTACTTGTTCATCAAAGTCGTCTTGGTTATCGGTAGCACCCATGCCCATTACAACCTCCTTTTTGTGTTGAGTTTTCTTACACTTCCATACCCACATGTCCAACACTTTACTATGTTGAGTACAGATGATTTTACATTGGCTAATTGTCCGACAACAGACATCTTGCCCTGCTTACAGTTATCACATATCATTACTCTCTCCTCTGATATAAACAGAAAACCACAAACTATCGCTAGTCTGTGGTTTATCTGCGTGTGTGAAATTACCCATGTGTTGTAGTTGTATGTTTCATAGAACACACATAGGATTTTTGCTACAAGATAAGTAGCTTGTAACACACACATTGGCTCATTGAGTTACTGTTTTTTACTTTCTGCAGAAAGCGTATGTGCTACAAGCTACCTACTGCTTTTGTCCATGTATATACAACCTGCTTCCTTATGTATATACAAGCAATAGATAGCTTGTAACACACAGTTGGTAGGAGTTCAACCTACAAAGCGACCATAATAAATTATTCGCTACACGCAATTACTACTATGTGCTACAAGCTACCTACTTTCAGTTGTTACTAAACAGGGCATAGAAAAGTAACTCCTACTTATAGATAGCTATTACTTACTGCATGAAGTAGTTAGTTAGTTGCATATCTGTACGTATCACACAGAAAGGGAACTCCACGCAGTAAGTAATAATTACTATTGAGGGCTTTAATATCCACAACCAAAACCCTCTATACTAATCATCTATCCTTACGGCAACTCTCACATAATCTTTTACGACCGAAAGCTTTCGGTAAGACTATGAAGCAGTTGGTACATAGCTTGTTAGTTTGCTCAATCGCTTTGGTATCAAAAGCGTTGGGCGACCACTCAGCATCAATAACTCCGAAGGGATTGTTACTATCAGCAGGAACTATACCTTCTCTTGTTAATCTGCTAAGTCGTTTCATCTTTCTCTCTAAGTCATCATCTAGTTCTTTACACTCAAAGCAACGAGGACTTAGTATATCAGTTTGTTTCTTACAGGCGACACACTCATGAGTAGGATAGTCTGCACCATCAACTTCTCTTTGGTATTCTCCTGTACCTTTGACTTGTGGTAGTCCTGTATCTGCAAATACAAGATTACCATTAGTATCATCTACACCTATAAATGCTTTCTTAGTAGTAGGATACATAGGTTTTCTATAATTCTTAGGCATACATACTCCTTTCATAATATAAATATGCAACATAAAATAATATAGTGAGAAAAAAACTCACAAGAAAACTTTACCTCAGCAAAAATTTTTGTCTAACTTCCCCATAATATATACACGACTTGACAACCCCATTCGTATATGCGTGTTATCAGGGCAGGCTCTGGTATCGCATATGCTATGTAGAATTTTTTTTTTCTTGCTTTCTTGTTTGTATTCTATTGTGATTAGAATTTATTAATTAGTTATTGGTGATGGACATGACCACACAAAAGGTTAGGCTATGGTATTTATTCATTGTTGTAATCGGGCATAAAAAAAAAGAGTGCATGTGAATTAACACACACACTCTTTCTTGTAATTTTAACTACTCCAACTTTGCATTACTGCTTTACATTGGGATAGTGTAAGCACTCCTTCTATTTCTTTAGCTACTTTGTCTGTACCTAAGATGTCTATGAGTGCTTTGGGTAGCGTTCCAGTCTTAGTAAGTGCGAACTTACCTTTCTGTAACGCTTTAGGATTATATGCAACTATCTGTTGAAATTGCATGATAGCTGGATAATGTGTAAGTGGTTTAGTATGCAACCTTTTACCGTTTCCCAAACTATCAGTTTGTTGCATTATAAAGAAAGCTGATTTTCCGTCCTCTCTTGGACTATCTGTACCAACTAACTTTACTCCGTAATAAGAGGTATTGTTCCCCTTATCATCTTTGAATGGATTGTACCTTTTGTTTCTAGGTATCCATTGATTTTTCTTAGCCATTTTCTATTCCTTTCTATTAGACTAATACTTTGAAACTCATCACTAATTACTAAATGACAAGTTCCAATGGATTTTATAAGCATGCTTGTCAAGTGAGTTTATATCTTTTCCTCCGGAGGATATATCTGTTATAAAGGAAATTTACTAGTATGCTAGCCAAAAAAGGAGAACTTGTCGCTACTTTTAATCATCGAAACAATGGAATGCTCGTGCTATAGAAGAAGAGAATAGATGAATTGTATTGTATATATATTATGTATGGTATTGAAGAGAAGGTAGGTATTTATTTTACAAAACACTACATATGGATACAGCAAGTCAAATATCTACTACATATAGTGGCACACTTAGTATAAACAAAATGTAAGTGCCTGTATGTATTCACTGTGTGAGTGGGCGTGCAATATAGTGCTTTTAATGCGGGGTGGGGGTGTGGTATATACGTAAGTAATCAAGAAATTACTGGTAATTCTGACTACAAAAAAAACTAAGGGAAGTCGATTAATTTGGTATTGAAACTCTATTGCTAGAGTAAGTTACAGGCTGTTACAGGCATTACCAAAGTTAAGATAATCAACTTCCCTAATGTAGTATATTAGCATACTTGCTGGTAAAAAAGAAGTAAAATACCTCTTTTTTATAGTGCGTTCGATTAGGGGGGATTTCGAACATAGCGGACATATATGCTACGCATATAAAAAAAGTTAAATTTTTTACTTTCTAAGGTCCTTGGGTACTGACTTTGTGGTAATCCCAGTCCATCTTGTGAGTAAGATGCAGTCAGCTTTTTGCCGTCCGATAGCTCTTACCTGTAACCTTATAGTTGTAAAAAACTATTTGTGTAATTCACTATACTGCTATAATAATTTTAATCAAGTTACAGGAGATAAAATGTTTGATTTCGAAGAACAGCTAGCTATCGGTAAAAAGGGTGAACTACTAGTTAAGAACTATTATGAATCACAAAAGACTGATGAAGGCAAAATAAAATTTATAGTACGAGATGCACGTAAAGATGAACAGCTAAAAGGAGCAGACTTCTTTATTCTTAATAACGAGTTGGGTACTAGATATGTCGAGGTAAAAACCGACACCAGGGCGGAGGAGACAGGGAATGTAGCACTAGAAATACAAGTAGTGTATAGGGATACAAAGACTATTGGATGTGCGTTAAAAACATTCCCTGACTTTCTTTTCTATTGGATATATCCAACTAACCAACTTCTTTACTGGACACCTGATGCGTTAATACCACATATCATTGATTGGATTATTGAAGATAAATACAGGATTGTAGATGCTGAAAATAAAAATTTTTTTTCACGCTCTTTGATAGTACCTATCGAGGACGTACTTGCGACCGGGGTAGCACACTCGATAAGCGTAAGTTACCATCTTTTAGACTTAGTGGAGACAAGCTAGGTAAAGGAGGAAAACCTAGCCCATCTCCTCTATAATTATAGAATGAGAGAAATCACAAAGTGTAAGCTTTGTAAACAGAACCTAAAGTTATTCCGACTTAATAAAAAATGTGTTAATCTAGGATGTACAGAATATAACAAGCTAATTCGAAGGAGAGTTAATGTACGGAAAACCGATGAAAAAAGCCAAGAAGAAGAGTAGAAGAAAAGTTAAAAAACTCTAATGCCTGGCATAAAAAAAGGAGTGAATGTGTTCAGTAGTCCAGTTGTACTAAAGGAGTGGGCTATTGACCTTTCAGAAGCATGTGGTTCTGTTTTAATTAACAAGAAACCAAACGTATCTAAGATAGATACATTAGTAGAAAAATTTGTTATAGATTATAACGAGAATATGGAGAAGATGAATGCCACCGAAGAAGAAGAGTAGTTCAAGAAAAAAACCTGCTAGAAAGCCTATCAATGCAAAAACTAAAGCAACGCTACAAAAGAAGGCTAAGAATAGTAAGTATACGTATGGGCAACTGGCACAGGTATATAGGCGTGGACAAGGTGCGTACCTTTCTTCAGGAAGTAAGTCAGCTTCTATGGCAGCTTGGGCTATGGGTCGAGTTAACTCTTTTATTAGGGGTGGTCATTCTCAAGATAATGATATAAAGAAGAAGGGTAAATCTCGTGCGAAAAAAAAGAAGTAGGAGGAAAGTTAGATATGAAAAAGGCGTTCCAGCTAAATATCTCAAAAATAAAAAAAACAGTAAAGCTTCTGTGGCACGCGAAATACGAAGTACAGCTAAAGCTTATAAAGAGGGAAGATACATAGATTTGAAAAAAGTACAGAAATCTAGAGCTACACGTAAAAAGAGGCGTAAATGAAAATTAAAGGTGTTGATGCAAGTAAGTTAACTAAAAGACAACAAACTGCTTTAAAAAAACATTCTAAGCATCATACTAAAAAGCATATACAATATATGGTAAACTCTATGAAACGTGGTTCTAGTTTTTCTAAATCACATGTAAACGCACAGAAGAAGGTAGGTAAATAATGCCAAAAGATAACGGACAGTATTCTGAAGCTCAGAAAAAAATTGCTGCTGTAGCACCACCGTATGACAAAATTACAGGAGCTGATTTTAAAAAGCTACGTCAAAACGGCAATAGAAAACCAAAGATGAGCTAATGGCTAAAGTTAGTTGGATGTGGAAAGGTAAGAGATACTACGGTACTCTTATAAGAGAAACAAAGACTCATAAATTTGCAAGAACTAAAAATGGTAAAATTAAAAAAATTAAAAAAAAATGAAAAGCGTAAAAGAATTTATGCAGGAAATCCTAATTGGGCAGGAGATGATTGATGTCACACGCTAATAGAAAAAAAGCTTTATTAAAAAAACATGGACTAAAAGGTGTAAACAAACCAAAACGTACACCTAAGCATCCTAAGAAGTCACATGTTGTATTAGCACAAGAAGGTCATCAACTTAAATTAATTAGATTTGGACAACAAGGTGTATCAGGTGCAGGTAAAAATCCTAAGACTGCTAAAGGAAAGGCAAGACGTAAATCTTTTAAAGCTAGGCATGCAAAAAATATTAAGAAGGGCAAAATGTCCGCAGCATACTGGGCTGATAAAGTTAAATGGTAAATAATGTTATCTGCATAGCAGATGAATGTACAGCACAATTACCACCAGGCAAAACTAAATACTGTTCTCAAAAATGTTACAGAAGAGAATCTATGCGTATGTATAGAGCTAAAAAAGCTGGTAAAGAATATGCACCACCAAAGAAATCTGTTAACGAACCTAAATCTGCAACTGTAAGAAGAGGTGCATTATATAACAAATTTAAAGACGAAGGTTATGCATTAGATTTAATAAACGAAAATATACAACAACAAGAAGTAGCTGATGCATTGTCTTGTTCTACAGCACACGTATCTAGAATGTTAGCTGCTTATAGAGAAGATTTAGAAAAAGACATACAAGCAAAAGATTGGGAAGTATCTGATGATGCTAAACAATCACTAGAAGACTTTGTAAATTTTAGAGATAGATACTTTCTTACAGAACAGGGAGTACCTTTTGATACTGCAGACTTTCATGACAAATGGATAAAATCAATTAATAAAGCATTACTTAATGGTGGTCAACAAATGATACTAAGCCCACCTAGACATGGCAAGACAGAACTACTTATACACTTTGTAGTTTGGCTTATATGCAGAAACCCAAACATAAGAATTATGTGGGTAGGTGGTAACGAAGATATTGCAAAAAACTCTGTGTCATCTGTAATAGATACATTAGAAAACAATGAAAAACTAAAAGAAGATTTCTGTGGACCAGGTGGACAGTTTAAACCAGCTAATAGAACTGGTAAGTCTTGGTCACAAAATGGATTTACAGTATCTACAAGAACTGTATCAGGTATTAAGTCACCAACAATGATTGGTATAGGTAGAGGTGGTAAGATACTTTCTCGTGACTGTGACATTATTATTGCTGATGACATTGAAGACCACAGCTCTACTATGCAACCTGCATCAAGAAACAATACAAAGAACTGGTGGACTACAACATTAGGTTCTCGTAAAGAGGAACATACTGCAATGGTAATTATTGGTTCAAGACAGCATCCTGATGATTTATATTCTGCATTATTAGAAAACGAAGCATGGGAAACAATAGTAGAAGAAGCACACGATTCTATGTGTACTAAGTCAGAACTAGAAGAAGAAGAACATATTGAATGTATGTTGTGGTCAGATAAAAGAACTTTTAAATGGTTGATGAATCGTAAAAGAGATTCTATGACTACAGGTGGTCTTAAAAACTTTGAGATGGTTTATCTTAACAAAGCATTTTCACAAGCTGCTAGATTGTTTAATCCTGAGATGATAGCTGAGTGTTATGTACCAAGTATGAATATAGGTACAGTTCCTAATGGTTCATACTTAGTTGCAGGTCTTGACCCTGCTGCTACAGGTTATCAAGCAGGATTTCTTTGGGCAGTAGAGACAGTAAACCATGAAATAAAACTTACAATGGTTGATTTAGACAATCATCTTGGTGGTGGTCTAGATGAAGCATTTGAGTTAATAAGAAGATGGCATCAAATGTATAACTGTTATCACTGGGTAATAGAAGAAAATGGATTTCAAAAAGCTATTAGACAAGATAAAACAATAAAAGAATACTGTAATATACAAGGAATTAAATTAGAAGGACATGAAACACATAAAAACAAATGGGATGAAAGATTTGGTGTTACAAGTTTAGCTCCTATGTTTAATGAAGGTATGATTGAATTACCTTTTGCAGATGGAGAAGCACAAGACAAAACTACATTGTATACAAAACAACTTACATACTTTGCCTCAAAAGGTAAAGGAGGTAAAGGTTACAAGAGTGACATAGTTATGGCTAGTTGGTTTCCTATGAAAGTAGTTAGAACCTTGACAAAACTAACCTATGCTGATATAGGAATTGACTACACTCCTAGCTTTGATGGTTATAATAGTATACAATGGGATGATATACCTTGGAGATAAATGAAACCGCAAGAAATAATTGAGAGAGCATCATATCTCAAAAGAATGCATGATGATTCTTTAATAGATAGAGCAAGATACAGAGCAATTTTAAATGGTGGAGAAGATGGAATAAGACAACTACTTGGTCCTGGACTAGATAATAATGAAGCACATACAATTCCAGCACCTAACTTAATGTTGTCCGCTTTAGATAGACTTGCACAAAAAATAGGTAAGACACCAACTTTAGATGTGCATATTACTAATGGTAGAGATTCTCAAAGAAATAAAGTTAAAAAAGATAAGTTAGAAAGAATTATTACTGCATACGATAAAATGCAGGAATTAGAGTTGCAGTTACCACAAGTAGCTAGATGGTTACCAGGTTATGGATTTGCAGTATGGGTTATTACTACAAAAAAAGATATGAATGGACAAATGTATCCGTGTGCTGAATTAAGAAACCCTTATGACTGTTTTCCTGGATATTACGGTAATAAACAAAAACCACAAGAATTAGCAATAATACAAAAAGTTCCTATACAAAACCTTATAAAAATGTATCCGGAACTTAAAGCTTATTATGAACAAAAAGATTCAGAAGATACATCATACGATAGCTACAACCTTAGATATACAGATGATGGTAGCTGGGAAAACTCAGATGAGAATGGTGATGTAATTCTTGAGTATATGAATATAGAAGGTACATACATTGTGCATGTTGCTTCTAAGAAGATAGTAGATTTTGTACCTAACCCACTTAAGTCAGGTCCTTCTTTTGTTATTGCTAAGAGATTTAGTTTTGATAGATTACAAGGACAGTTTGACCAAGTTGTAGGACTTATGGCATCTATGGCAAAGATAAACATTTTATCTGTTATAGCTATGGAAGATGCTGTATTTACAGAAACAAACATAATTGGTGAAATAGAATCAGGGCAATACAGAAAAGGTAGAAATTCAATAAACTATCTAACACCTGGTTCACAAATAGTAAAACCAACTACAAACTTGCCATATCAATTATTTGAGCAAGTAGGTAGATTAGAAAGACAATTAAGAGTTGTCGCTGGATATCCAGTTCAGGACGATGCTATATCACCCAATTCATTTGTAACTGGTAGAGGTCTAGAAGAGCTGGAGTCCGGTGTAGGTCAAATGGTTAACGAGTATCACACAATACTTGAATACGCATTACAGGAGGTGGATTCAAAGAGATTAGAGTTAGATGAAGTGCTTTTTGGTAAAACAAGAAAACCAATATCAGGTACTTACAAAGGAGCTTCTTTCTCAGAATCATATACTCCTTCTACTGATATAGACATGAACTATGTCACAAGAAGAAAGTATGGAGCTATGGCTTCCTTTGATGCACCAAATAAGATAATCACAGGGCTGCAATTATTAAATGCAGGTATTATCGATAGAGAAACATTACAGCAAGAGATGGATGGTTTAGAAAATCTTACACAGATAAATGAAAGAATTACTAAACAAAAGACTGAGGATATATTATACCAGATGTTGTTACAACAATCTCAACAAGGTGACAAAGCTGCAATGATGGCTGTTGTTGAAATATACAATAATCCAAAAGATATTGGAAAAGTATTAGAAAAGTTCTTTAGTGCATCAGGAGAAGAACCTAGTCCTGAAGAACAAGCTTTAATGCAACAACAAGCTATACAACAACAAGCAGGTCCACCTAATTTAGCAGCATTGTTAGGAGGAGCAGTTGGCTAATCCACACGATACTAATTTTGAATTTGCAAAAATTATTGCTAATAACTATTCAGTAGAAGAACAACCTATGTGGGATGCTGCAACTGAAGATTTAAATAATCAAGATATTGTTTTTGAAGAAGAAAACATTATTGATGTAATTACATTAGCTTACATTCCTAACGTAGGAAGGCTAGATGTAGTTATTGTAAGAGACAATAATATGGATGGAGGATTCTTTGGCTCGCTTTAAACCAACTAAAAACATAGGTAACTTTCAATCAGAGAGTTATGGAGATGGTGTTGAACTAGATAACTTACAACGTAGTGCAGATATGTTTGTACAAGATACAGTAGATGCAGAACTTACAGATGCAGGAGTTGACGCACAACAAGTAAATAATGCAAGAAATGTTGTACAGAATGTATTTAGACCAACAGATAGATTAGGAGAATCATTAGCTTCTAATCAGTTACAGGACCGATATGGCATGGGAGTTATGGAAGCTAATATGATACTTAGAGCAATGTATAGAGTATTGCCAAGTAAAGATATATTAGCCTTAATGGACGAAGATATAATACCAGGGGGATAAATGGCATATAGATGGACATTTGATGCTCCTTGGGAAGATAGAGACAATCAAGATTGGAAAGAAGAGTATCTAGCACAAGCTGCTCAGATGGAAGAGTTCTTCAGACAAAATCAAAACATTCCACAGAATATGGAAAACATTTCTAAAACTTTTGGTTTTCTACCTAAGGACGTACAAGTAGCAGGTGCAATGATGGGATTGACTGCTGAAAGTCCTGAATTTACAGCACTAGTAGATAAGTTTATGGAGAAAGAAACTTCTTGGTGGGATAAAACAAAAGCTATAACTAGAGGTGCAGTAAGAACTGCAGTAGTTGGTATGGAGTCTGCATCACAGTTTGTAAAGAAGTTTGGTACTGGTGCTATGAAATACTATGCAAAAAGAGAACTAAATCCTATGTTAGCTTTTACAGGTATTGGAACACTTATGCCTTTGATTGACCCTGCAGGTGTAGCAGAGATAAGGCAATCTATAAAAGACCAAGGACCTACACTAGCAACTAGAGCTATAGAAGAACTTAGAGCTGGACGTAAAGTAAACCTAGGTGAAGGATATTTTGGTAACTCTACTGTTGCAGAAGATACAGATATATATAAAGAACTTGTAGGTAGAGGTGCTAATCCTGATGAAGTAAAAGGTGTAATACAAGATTACTATGGCAAGCCTATATCACAATTAGAGTTTGAAAGTAGAGAAGGACAGTCAGGAACTTATAGAGGTAGAAAAGGTACTGTTAAGTTATCTCCTGGTCGTGTTACAGCAGTAGAAGTATTTGAACCAGGAACAAGAGGTTTCAATATTATGTCAGGTATTATTGATGCAGCTTACACAATATTTACAGACCCAACAACATACGTAGGTGCAGGATTTGCAAAAGCCGGAAGAGTATCTAGAACTTTTAATAAAACATATGAAATGCAAAATGCAGGACTTATAGATAAAGCTGTAAGAAAAGTTGTACATACTCCTACTGCAGAAGCTTGGTTTAATACCAAAGTAGGTGATGATATTGCACAAATGTTTGCTGATGCTAAATCATATGATGAAATAGAAATACTTATGAAAGGTCAAGGTAAATCTGATGCTTTACTTTATAGAAAATTAAGAGATGCAACTGATAAACAAGAAGTTAAAAAGGAATTAATTGAAGCTATAAAAGACCCATTATCAGGTATTAACGATAGATTTGATGCAAACAGTTTATTGTTCAAAGGTTCTTTATCAAGATTAGGTGCAGGTCTTAGATATGGAGATGCACAAAAAGCAGTAGGTATGAAAACTGCTATGAAACTAAAAGGTCAGACAAGTATCTTTAACAGATTGTTTGATGAGTTTCCAGCACCTAACTTAAATACAGATGATTTGAATCAAACATTCTTTGAACTAAAAGACTGGATGAAGTTTTCTAAAGTAGATGATGATGTTGCAAACAAAGCATTAGATAGAATTGCAGATGCAATTACTGATGATAACTTAAAAACATTAGAAGGTTTACCTGCATCATTACAAAAATTAAATATGGTACTTGATGTATATTCAGGTGAAGGTGGTGTACTTAGACACATTATGGATAAATACAATGCACTAGGTTTACCTGATGAAGTTGTAAATCAAGTAGGTAAGTTTGTCGCATCAGTTGATGAAGCACGTAAATACTTTTATACAAAGTATGGAGAAGAAGCTTGGTCAGGACAAAAGATAGATATTGAAGATGCATTAGGTAATGACCTAAACAAAATAGAGTTTGATATGAAAGAGTCTATAGGTGCATTAAACAGAATAGTTAATGAAGTAAATATAAATATTAAAGGTGTAAAAAATAATCAACAACTACAACAGTTGTTTGTAGATACAGTTGAAGGTGTAGGAAGAGTACCTGCAGATGTAGCAGATGCTGATGTAATACCTACAAAAATTATATCCGGTGGTAATGTTGGCGTAGATTTAGAAGCTTTACGTGTAGCTAAAGAACTTAACATAGAAACAGGTGGTAAAGGTACTCCTGGTCTTACAGTTTCATCACAAGGTGCAAAGACAGGTAGATATGATGACTTAGCTCCTGAACTCACAGAACTAGGTGTAGAAGATGCAAGACAGTTTGAAATAGATGAACTTAAAGGAACTATACAATCTTTAGAAAATACACAGTTAGCAAGACAAGGTACTAGAAAAGTTGCTAGGCAAGTATTACCACAACTAGATGACCAGCTTATTAGAAATGAAAAAACTCGTCAAGGTTTGACTAAAGGTCTACAAAACTCTAAGTTATCTCCTGCTGCTTCCGAAGAAGATATATTAGAAGCAATTAAAAAAGGTTTAGTAGCTAGAGATTTATTAGAAGAACTAAATGTAAAACTTGCAGGTAAATTAACTAGAGGAGTTACACAAGCAGGTAAAAGAATAAAAGAAACATCTGTACAAGTTCCTAGTAAAG